TGCGTTCGGTCAATGCTAGCAAAAAAAAACTCGTTGTCAAACGAGGGGTAATTTTTTGCGAAAAGAAGCAGCGCGCGCGTGTGCGCCTGCGCCTGCGTGCGCGTATGCGCGCGCGTAAAAGTCAACTCGTTACTGGTAGCAGTCGTTATTGGTAGCGCTCACCAATGAAAGCACGCATTAAATAATGCGTCTACTAATTCATTCTCTCCTGTTTTAATTTTGGATTTAGGATAGGTTGCGCAATCTACTTCGCTGCCATTTCGTACAATGATATGAACTCCACGCGGTGTTGTAAGGGTGGTGATATGCATAGTTACTTTGTCGTCACAATCAATTGGTTTCTTGTTTGTAAACGCTGCGCTTTGTGAAGCCCATGCTTCCGATCGAGTAATGATGCCCACGCATTTGTCTGCTTTGCATTCGTGAATCATTTCTGAATCTTGCAAAGCTACATAAAGATCGTCGTAAGTTCCTTTGTATTTGATAGCCAATGCTTGATCGTTTTCTCCGCTTGCTTCTTCTGGATTAACAATCTCCATGTTGGGATCATCGTCCATACTCATGTACCAAATCTCGGTCGACGAATCCTCAATGACTCCTTTAGATGTTAAGAAATCTTCTATCTTTTTGAAGTCGTCAAGCTCTCGCTTTAATCCTTCTTCAATGATGTTGTTGTATGCTTCACGCAAAATCTGATCTACATGTTCTTCAAACTCCACGTTGTTCTCCTTGCTTAGCTCTGTACAAAGAGTACTCTTTGCTACGTTCTACTGCCTCTATTGGCAGGTGATTTGATATACCAACAGCTAAATCGGTTATCGGACCACGGATATGGTTGGGTGCCCTGAGTGCAGCCACTAACAACTCAACTAATAGGTTCTCCATTACTTCCAAGTCTTCAGTTTGAAACTTCGGAATGTTCATTTTGTTTTCCCTTCTCTTCCATTTGTTTAATTGAATGATGATTCGAGCACGTTGGTGGCTCAGATAATTCTACGTAAGTAACTATCTGATTACTACAAGTGCTGCAATTCCAATGACGTTTCATGTGTTATCCCTTCTCTACATATGCATGGTTTGACGTACGTGTATTCCTTGCCAGTCTCTGATAGTGCTGTGTATCTCTCACCCCAACCTGACCCATTACAAACTGTGCATGTGGTGATCTGGTCATTAGGTTTCATGTCTTTCAGTAATGTTTTAATTCTGTGTAATGATGGAAACTCTCCATCTGCTTCAACAATATCAATAACTCTGCGACACATGTGTACTGACGCAGCTAAGAGTTCTTTGTCCACCCTCCATCCAGACTTGATTGTATTGCGTGCTACCTGCCTGTTGGGGTATAGCGCACACAACCTATCCACGAATCGATCTATGTTTTCTGGCAGCATCAATCCTCCTTTTCATTATTTCGTTTTCAATTACTGATACACAATTGACAAGCTCATCTTCTTCTAGTTTGCCAACGAATGCGCGACGCAGAAACTTTGACACACTCACTAACATCTCGTCTGTCATGATGATTTCTTCGCCCACTCAACCCTCGCTTTATATCTACGCCGTTCATTCAATGTCATGCCACCCCAAATACCGTAGGTAATGAAGTTGTCAACCGCAAAATCTAGGCATTGCTGCTGGACTTTGCAACCTCCACATAACTCTTTGATTGCTTTTCTTTCTGAGCTGCTGTTGCCACGCTCTGGAAAGAACATGTCGGTCGGCATACCTTTGCAGGCTGCCTCGTCACCCCAGCTGAAGTCCTTGTTAAACAAGGAAAACTCATTCATTAATTCCATATCCCGTTCCTTTCTATCTTTCATTGGTTTCTATCCGATATCCCAGGGACTCCACCCCGCAACATCGTAAAGGAGTTTGCCTGCTATGAGGTTAGTGAGCGGGTCTAACAGTATAGACTGCTCGCACACTCCAAGTCTCTTACAGATAAGTCCGTGGTATTGGGCATGATCCTGCTTCCAATGCACCCCGTTGATCTGCAGTAGCCCTGTGTCTGACCTATGGTTCCATTCGGAAACCCCAGTTATATTGCAGTTCTTGTCGACCATATCCCCGCCAGCACGGTTAGGGCAGCCACCTGATTCTCTCAGGATTATCTGACCAAGCTTCTTCCACGTTGAGCGAGGCCACCCAGCCTGAGCTGCCAGACTTGGTAGCCAAGAGATATCCCCGTGCTTGAAGGTCACGGGTTTTGGCAAGTCCAACCTCTCGTGCTTTACAAACGTCGTTGGCAATGATTTCGATACTTGTATCGAGATTGAATCTGGCGAGGGTGCGATTGCTGCTTGAGCCTGCGAACCCAGAGCAATTATCCCCACCAAAGGTACGGCAATACACCGTATAAATATGTTCATTGTTCCCTCCCATTATAGTAAAACTCCTGAAGTCCTTATGGAATAAGGCTTATGATTTCTGTGAACTCGGTAAGAGTAATTAACACGATACCTTCTGTTGTTCCGTCTGGCATTGCGACCATCACAAATGGGCGATTGTCACCCAACGCCTTTGCTTGATCACTCTGTGCTTTCGCGTCTCTGAATCGTGTATAAATCGGACCAACTTGCGCGCCCGCTTTGACCTCGGTACGAAAAGCACCACCCCAGTTTTCCTCGTGACGGGTAAGATGACCACCCAACCCAAGTTTCTTACGGGCACGACGCGCTTTCGAATCCCCTTTAGATCTGTTACGTTTACCCCTAGCTGCAGGGTCGCCACAGTTGCGAATCCTACGCGCACCGTCACGACTGGGGCGCCCGAGTGTTCCGAATAAGGGACATCCCGTTGCGTTGCACTTATCTTGGTTGCCTTCACAGTAACCCTTTCTTTCATCCATTGAACTGTCCGAGTGCTTTTTTGAGTAAGACCCTGATTGTTTCTGATCTTGTGGAATGTATCCGTTTGGATACCTGATTGACCTGCTTAATCAACTCGGTATCCAAACGGATGGTAATCAAAGTCTTGGCTTTCTTGCTCACTTGTACTGGGTGATAAGCGATGATGCCTCACCCTTTTCAAGTTCATCAAGCTTGGAGATATTGCGGTTGATTGCTGCGCTGCACAGATCAAGCACCTCTTTGTTATCGGAGATACCTTGGCTGCGTAGTACTGCACGCAACATACCTAATTGCTTTGGTGATGCTGGCTCGTTCGGATTCTTGATCGAGATATTCCGTGGCTTCTGCTCATCCTCTACATAAGTAGCACCGTTGCTAACCAACTCTTCCATGATTTCATTCACGGTATTATCTTTGGTTGCGACTACGGTTGGATTCATGGGTCGTGAAACCCACACATCCCCACGTTCTACCTTCTGCATCTCCTCACGGCTAGGGCGTGCACCCTTGGCTGCGTATCCACAGTTAGCAAGAGCCCTGCCAATTGCGCTGGTCTCTGCGTTCTCTGCATGGGATGTGCGGTTTACTGGGCTTGCACCCCGTAGTTCTTCTGCGTATCCCGTTGCTACTGGTCTTACATCTTCGCGGTCAAAGTAAACCTCTGCTCGCACAAGGATGCGTGTGTCATCGTAGTAGTGGATAGATGTATTGATCCGACCATCTGTATGGTCAGCCCAAAACTTTACGAGTCTGTCCTCTACTGTTTCGTAGTTATCTAAGTTGAACCCTGGCATTGTTATCTCCTTACCTTTGTTTTAAGAACACGAAAGCTCGTGTCCTTCCTGTATTTTTTTGACAGAGCTGGATGCTCTTTGTCAAACCTTGCTGAATCAAACACATTGCGTGTCTGAGTTTTCCATGTCACCACGATATCGCCGTTGAGTATTCCTTCCTCAGAATTTTTCATCATCAATCCAAGTTCTGCCTTGAGATTGTTTTCCACTTCCTCAAGTTTTCTTTTTGCTTCCTTGGTTTCCTCTAATTGATTGATGATCTCCATTGCTGATGGTGGCAGCATAATTTGCATATCCGAAGATTTGCTGTACAGATTGGATACGTTGTCATAAGAAAGCTTGGCTACCTCAGGCACTAATCCTTGCTCGATTAGATTCAAGAACTCATCAACTGCGCTGATGTGTATCTGCTGTTCATCGGACGTAATGATCTGCGTGTACTGATGCAATTCAAGATCGCTGTCAAAGATGCGCCACTCAATCTGATTTGTGCCTACGCAAATGGATTGCTGTACCCCTTGCCAATACCATTGGCGTGGGAGTACACCATCCCAGCGCTTCTTGGTTGTCTTGATTTCAAATGGCATGCCGTCCGCACTAATTGCATCAAGTGTTGCAATCATGCGGGCATCACCGTTCTCAAAGCAATACATAATGTCTGGGGTATTCAAAACAATTTCTTCTAGATCTGCCGTCCATTGAATAAGGACTGGTTCAAGTCTGTTGCCACGCTCCATTGCAGCATTGGCTTGCTTTGGTTGTGGTGCTTCCTCTGCCAATAGTTCTGTTGCAAGATCTCCCGCTGTCATGTATTCGTGCTCGTTATGCACAGCTGCTGCGCTTGATGCAGCGATACGAGACAGACCGTTGTGGTCACGCCATCGTACTTCCAACCATTCTTGGCTGCCGTGTTGTGGCTTGTTGATTGTGTATCTCATGTTCTTCCTTTCGTGTAATACAAATGTATCACGTCAGGGGAATGGACACAACCTTTGATTCCAGATTTATTTGGATGCACT